TCAGAAGTAGGATCGTTTACTCGGTAGCAGTTACCGTACTGGTCAGTGCGCTCAAGTATCTGAGTGAAGTAAACGTTGCTGTTAAACCCGGTGTAGTTAATACCTGCATAGAACACTCTTCCTGCAAAGAACGCACAAACACTTGGGCGTTGGAAACTAGTAGTAGTTGCACTAACACCAGACAAACCACTAGCAGTGTTTCTGTCTTGGTTAGCCAACGTCAGGATGTAGTGTCCTTTAGGAGCAGGAGTATTACCTGAAGTAATACGGTCGATTGAAGTTGTAGAAGCATCGAAGTTATTGCTGCTGTCTTTGAACCTCCACATCACATCTGCATTGCTTGGCATAGTAGTTTGGGCAGTATCCCAAGCAGTCAGGTTAGCTGTAGTCCAACCTTGGTTATAAAGATTATAGGCATGACTTGCAGTCAAACCAGCTAACGTAGAAGTAGGACGTTCGTCTACAGCAAGACTATCCGCCAGTGCTCCTTCGAAGTCTCTGATCTTAATAGTAATCGTCTCAGGAGTTACTGTCTGCGCAGCAACATCGTAAGTAATTCTTATAGGATCACAGTACGGATGAGTCACAATCAGATAACCATTTCCGTCGGTAAACTGAGCTTCAACAGTCTCCACAATAGGAGCGCCAGATACACCAGTTAGAGATACCGTACCCGCAATTGCACCAGTAGAGAAAACTCCTGTTCCATCTGCTGCATAGAAGTACAGAGTAGCTCCTACTTGCATAACAATAACAGTAGTATTTCCATCTCCTGCGACATTCTGCCACAAGTAAGTGTTGATTACTTTATTGTCTCTGTTGATTGTCTTAGTAGTCCAGTTAGTCTCGAAGTCAAACCCCGGACGCCTATACACCGAACCATCAATGTCGAACTCGACATCATAAGCTTCTGTACAAGCTTTGTCAGGAAAGTTTAACCCTGTTGCTTCTGTGACTACTCCGTTGATGAAACTGTTCTCAACGGAAACTCCGCTTTGCTGCGGCATTACTTAATCCTGCTGAAGTTAGGGAGCTTATCGAAGTTAGTTCGGAAATCTCCGTTGGGGATATTCTGTCGAACCTTCTGAAGATGTCTCCAGTTCCTCTTACTGGCCTGCTCAGCTTTGACATGCCCAGTCTGTTTCAACTCTGCCCAAGCGAGAGACTTAGCTTCGTTGAGAAGAAGGGCAAACTGCTGAGGTTGAAGCTCTGGAACGAAGTCATCCGTTTTAGTAAACGTACTCTTCTTAGGTCCGAAAGCTAGTGTCTTAGAAGCTTCCAGCGTAGAAGACACAGATGCATCATATCCATCGAAGATCAACGTATTGTCATCGAAGGATGTATAATACTGAGGCGACCAATCATTCCTGTAAAGGAAAGTGAATACAAAGCCATCGTTGATGTAATCGAAGGTCTCGATGTTACTGTTACTAGGATTGTATTGATGAATGTAGTCCATGAACCGTTCTACAGGCATGTATTCCATCTGGTCCCACAGAGGATCAACACTGTCGTTGAGTTTACGGTTATATTTAACCCACTCAATTCTGTCGATGTTATCTGGCTTAGTCATCAACACAGGTTTAGTAGGGTCTGTACTAGCAACTAGATTGAACAACGTTTTATTGACGTTGAGATCGCTGCGAGTAACGATGTCGTCGTAAACAGTCTTAATGACTTCTACGACTTGCATGCTTTCTACAGTGTCAGTGATGCTGTTGATTTCATCGCTATCCATAGAAGACAGAATGGCTTGAGTTAGTTCGAGGAGTGTGTATTTCATATTTTAATCCAAAGTGTTAACTTACATCACTGCAACTTGCCACGATCATCGACCCAACCAGCCGTCGTGATGAATAGTGCGCCTGCTGAATTCGTAAGAGCATATTTAACTTGTGATGATGTGTTGGTTCTTACCCTTTGCGAGCCCCACGACTGACCAGCACCAATTGACGCACCCGCGTTGATCGTCGATAACGTGCCAGAGGCAGCCCCACCAGAATTTACGTCGGGAGAAAACACCCATCCTCTGCTATCGCTACCAGAGCCGCCAACGTTCAAAAGCGCGAGCATCTTAATGCCAGTCGGCGTCGTTACCGTTGCCGTCTGAATTGCAGTAGTGCCGGGTGACGCACTAACATTATTGACCGGGACATCCCACAAAAACTCATCGCCATTCTGCGAAAACTTCACCCACTGCGACGAGCCGTCAGTTTTCATCGACCCTATGCGCCGAAACAGCGTGTAATTCGTCGGCAACGTTGGTGACGTGGCGGAGGTCGATATCAGCACGTCAACAACACCGGTATCCGTGCGTTTAATTAAGAAGACGTGATACCAAGTACTGGCCGCAATGGAACCTGTATCTAAAGCTCCGTTTGCTGAACCGACAGTCCACGAAGAAGTGGTTTTAGAGTAGGCTGATGAAAGATTCATACTATCGGAGAAGGTACTGTCTGTCGCAATACCAGATGCAATACTAAAGGTAGACGAACTACCAGCAGTAGACAAAGTTAAGCCGAATAGCTACCCCGGATAAGCAAGAATCCCTCTAACTGCCGGAACACTCGCAGCTTTAAATATAGACTTGCCAACTGTAGTACCGCCGAGATTTGTAAGAGACGTATCTGCATTAGACAGATCGGAGAGGTTGTTTGTGCTTAAGAGGTCTCCACCACCGGGGACAGAAGTCCACGTAGGATTAGCCGAAGCTCCTTGGGTCTGAAGGAAATAACCCGCAGTACCGGGAGTTAGAGCATTCCATGCCGTCGCGCCTCGGTAAGCAATAGTTCCTTGAGTAGTACCAAGTTGTTTATCGAGGACAGCAGTAATAGTATTGTCACTAGGGGAAGCAGCACTACCAGAGATGTTACTTTTAATGGTAGAGTCCGCAGCAGACGAAAGACTTGCATTACTTATATTACTCAGAGTGTTGGAGGAACCAGAAATAGTTTTATTGGTCAGAGTAGCCGAAGCTGCGTTCTTCGTAGCATCACTGGTGTTGTCTACGTTACCAAGACCTACATCTCCTTTAACAATACCTGTAGGGGAGTTAATAACAGGAGAGGTCAGTGTCTTATTAGTAAGTGTAGCTACTGCGGCATTCTTAGTTGCGTCACTAGTATTGTCTACATTCGAAAGACCTACATCAGATTTGGTAATCCCAGACGGAGTGTTGATAGTAGGTGAAGAGAAGGTTCCGCCGGTGACAGTCTTGCCAGTAAATGTAACACTATTGGGAATACTAATGGTAGGATTACCAGAAACACCATCGCCATCAGTGACTGTGATTTCATTTGCAGTTCCAGTTACAGTTCTAGTAGCAGCTGTATCAGTAGCAGTTCTAGCTATAATACCTGTAGTAGCTAGACCTTCAATAGCAGCTAGATCGTTAGTAAGAGCTAATGTAGGATTGCCTGCAACACCATCACCATCAGTAATAGAGATTCCATTTGCAGGGGCGGTTATTGTGCGTGGAGTAATAGTATTGGCAGCAGTCTTAGTCATAATACCGTTACCGGCACTGACTAAAGAATTAAGCGTAGGATCATGCGGCTGGACATCAGTATCGATGACAAGACCGAGTGTTGCCCTAGCAGTAGCTGCGTCTGCGTCATCTACCAAAGTCCTAGCGTAAGGAGTGAAGTCTGCTACATCTGCTGTTCCGAGACCTGTGAAGTAAGGAACCTTATCTGCGGCTGAAACAACATCAGCTATAGCATTAAGTTCTGCGTCAGAAACCCTTACAACGAACTCTCCCTTAGGACCACCATCTAACAGTTGGATGTTATCTCCAGCAGCGAGAACACGGTCGTTAATTGTGGTATCGTCATGCTCTGCAAGAATAAAAGAGCCATCTACCACTACTCCGTTATTTACCGAAGTAATACCATCGACATACTGACCGTAAGTAACAGGCTCTTGGTCAGTAGTAGCGTCAGGCAGATTGATGATCTGGTTGGAGTTCATATCCAACCTAGAATTCATCGTATTAGGTAGAGTACCGTCACGACTAATGGTGTTCTCAATAGCCTGCGTAATCAAAGTGTTGTTGTTGTTAATCGTAGTAACAGCAGCCACTTCACTCTGAAGATTAGTTAGATTGGATAAGTTTACTTTACTCATTTAAGTTTTAACACATGTCATGAGAACAATACTTACAGGTCTTGCTTCGGTACTGCCAGTGCTGTCCGTTGTAAAAGTATGGTTATGCGCCGAGGCAGTAGAAGTAGTTCCTGAATAACTGTGAGTGTGGCTTTGATTGTCCGCTCCAGTTGACGATGACGAAAAACCTCCAGTAGGAAGATAACCACCAGAGCTCCCACCTAGACCACCTGAAAAAACTATTGTTGGGTACGTATAACCATGAACATGTTGGACACTCTCTCCGCCCGTATTTCCTGAGAAAGTATGACTGTGGGCGTTGTTAGAGGACGTAGTGCCTGTGTGCGTATGTGCGAGATTAGTGCAATCCTGAAGCTCGCCTACGTTAGTAGTAGCCGTTCGAGAGCGCCTATATCTACCTGCTGCCGAAAGATCAGGAAGTCTAATAGTCCCTGTATTCAAGAGCCAAGGAGAAACAACTACAGTAGATGTACCAGAAGAAGTAGTGTTAGTAGAAAGAGTGATCTGGGTGCCACTGTTAATAGTAGTGATGGTAGTTCCAGAAGGAATACCAGTACCGAAGACGTAATAACCAACTCTCATGTTAGTAGTAGAAGACAGAGATGTAATTGTATTAGTTCCGCTGATGCGGGTACCAGACATCTGAATAGTCATTGCTGCGTAAAGAGCAGCATAAGTAGTAATGTTAACGTCGGAACCATCACACTCTAGCCAACCTTCTTGAACAACAGGCCAAGCAAAGTCAGCGATCATTCCAGTGAAGGAAGATGCGCCAATGTTATTCCAACTTCCACTTCCGCTACCATCGGCGACGTAAACTTCACCAAGAGCAGCAGTTTCAATTCCTTTAGGTTCGTGGAGTTCTGAACCAGTAAGTAGGGCGTGAGATACATCCGCCATTATAAATTCCTTTGTATAAAGAAAAGGGGGCTTTACAGCCCCCAAATCAGTTAGGGCTTACGGAACTTAATGCGAACCGTGACAACGCCGCTATCGAAAGCAGCAGTGCCATAGTTGGCAGTAAAGTAACCGGGGTTAGACCCTACGGTAGTACCGACGAGAGCGCCTGCACCAGTCGAACCCTTGTTGAGAATGTTCTTCTCGCCAGTGGTGTCGATTGCAGTCTTCGCCATAGCAGCCACGAGGCCGTTATAGTCGATCTCGGTCGAACGGTCATAACGAATAAGACCGATGTCGAGAGTAGCCGAGCCACCAGAAGCGACAGCGGCAGTGTCTGCGATTACCTCAACGGTCTCCACAGTGAAGCCAGCAGGCATCACGAGGTTGTCCGTTCCTTCGATAATAGCAGCAGACGAACCGAGGTCCGCGAGGGTGATTTTGAACTCGATCTCACGGGTTTCACCGTTGCTTCGATATTCACCACCCGCCATCGGGGTAGTCTGGTCAACACCATACTTCTGATAAAGACCAGTATTGTCAAGCCATGCTTGCACCATTATGTACCTCCTTAGCTAACCTGATCGGTGTCGGTGAGGACAACGACGAGATTTTCGGGGCGGAACACCTGAACACCGTATTCAGTGATGGTCAGGAATTCGGTCTGCTGGAGGTCTTTGTTGAACTCCGAGTAGACAGTGGGCATCTGACGGAACGCAGCGATCCAAGGCAGGGTGTCCCCCGGCTCGGCCGAGAAGAACATGTTCGCGACACCAGTGGTGACGGACTTGCCATTAACGGTTTCTGCGATATCACGCGGCAGATAGTTAGAAACGTAAACGTCCCAACCATAGATGCTGAAACGGAACTGGAAGCCCGAGACAAGACCATCTTTGGTCACGTTACCCCAGTGGGGGATCGGCGAAAGCAGACCACTGATTGCGGTCTGGCTCTCAATGGCGTAAGCCACCGAGGGGTCCACAACAGCGATGAGGTTGCGCATAGGAACGTTAGCCTTGCGGAGCGCATACTCTGCGAGCATGAAGTCCTTGAAGGCAATCGTTTCGTTAGTACCCGAACCAACCCAGCGGTGCGCTGCACCGTTGATGGTATTCAGGCTGGATGCGGTTTGAGAGGCATTACCACGGTCGAAGACACGAGCTTCGAACGCTTTCATGAGGGCACGATGCTGCTCTGGAGCAAATGCAGACTGCACTTGCGAAGACCAGAACGAGTCACGCTTGAACTTCTCAGAGATCGAGTTGGCAGAGTATTTGTACTGATCGATCTGGAACGTGAAGTTACCAGTGTCGAACTTACTGTACTTAATAGCCTGACCTTCAGCAAAGTCCGCAGACTCGGCCTGACCCAATCGGGGAATGTTCAGCGTCGTACCATCCGGAAAATCGGTAATCGTCCTGACAAAACGCATGGCGAACAGGTCATCTTGGAACATCCGGGTAAGCTGATTGCTATAGATGTTTGCTTTGATGAGATGTTCATTGGTTGCGACTGAAAAGCCACTAGCCATAGTTTAGTCTCCTTTGGATGATTAAATTGTAGTCAGACGTTTTTCGAAACCACCGTCGTTAAACTTATCGCCTAACGAAACAGCGTCTTTGAACATCTGATCTTGAGTTTTCGGATCGAAGTATTCAGTAGGATTAGTCTTCCGCATCTTCTCGTAATAGCTCCAAGTCCGTTTGTTGACTTGTGGTGCGAAGTGATCGCTTCGCGCAGACGATGCAGGAGGGGCTTGGAAGTTTTCACCCTGACGATTGCCGTCGAGTCCAAGGGTTCTATAAAGAACCTGAGGATGCTTACGAGCAAGGTCATTGACGAAATCTGCCGTCAAACCCAACTGAGATACCTGTTGTTTAAGCGTCTGGGCATAGTTAGGCCCATAGGCTTCTAAAAGCTTGGCCTGAACTGCGTTGAAGTTAGCTTCTTCTTTTTCCTGCTGTTTAGTAGCTTGGATTTTGGATTGCACTAATTCTTCAATCTTGCTCAGATCAAGGGCAGCGGACTTGTCTTCCTGTACGAACTGGGTTCTGTCGTCTTCAGACTGCTTCGGGTTCTTAAGTTGGTCTATAAGTTCCTTGAGTGATTGTCCGGCGTTGTACTCTTCTCGCATACGAGTATAGTCCTGACGGAGTTCGTCCTGACTTTTCTTGAAATGCTCGATGTACAAATCTCCTTCCATCTTTCCCTTCGCCATAGCTTTGATAGCAGCCTCACGGTCACCATCGTATTTAGCTACGTCGAACTTCCCACCGGGTCCGATGAGAGCTTCAAGAGGATCAATGTTGGAGTCAATCTGAATATGGTCATTCTGATTAGTATCG